ATCACAACTATTAGACGGAGATCACGATTTTACTGCAACGACTGGAGACGTTTTTAAATTAGCGCTTTATCAATCAAACGCAGTATTAAATGCAACAACTACAGTTTTCACTTCAACAAATGAAGTTGGAAATACTGGAACATATGCTTCTGGTGGTGGAGTGTTGCAAGGACAAACAGTTTCATTAGATGGTTCAGTAGGAATAGTAGATTTCGCAGATTTATCTTTTACAGGAGTTACACTAAGTGCATTGGGTGCAGTAATTTATAATACTTCATTCGGTAGTAATGCAGCAGTATGTGTATTAGATTTCGGTGCTGTTAAAACTGCAACATCAGGAACATTTACAATTCAATTTCCAGCATTTACATCAGCAGCAGCTATATTAAGAATCGCTTAATTTAAGGAGAGCCAGGTGGCAAATATTATATTTATAATAACACCACCTGGTTTAACCATAGTAGGAGATTACTATGGCTAATTCTTGGGGAGAACTTTCTTGGGGCCTTGGAGATTGGGGGACTCAAAACGATACTTTATTAATTCCAACAGGAGTAATATCTTCTGTATCAGTAAATTCACTTGAGTATACAGGAGAACCTGGTGGTTGGGGTTTTTTAACTTGGGGAGCTAATGAGTGGGGAGATTTAATAAATCCAAATGTTGATGTCACTGGTTTACAATTAAATACATTTGCTGGTAATGAAGATGCATTAGCAAATACTCTTGTTCCTGTATCAACTAATTTATTAAATTGTTCTGTAGAATCTATATCTGTTGTAATAGGTCAATTAATAATACCAAATTCTTTCTTACTTAATTCAACGGTTAATTCTGTATTTGCTGGAGAAAATATATTTGTAGAAGTTAGTACTCCTGGAACTCCAACAACTTGGGGACAATTTGAATGGGGAGCATATGATTGGAATCAAATAGCTGGAGCAGCTGTATTACAAGGTGAGGAATTAGTTTCTATTTCTGTTGATGCAAATACAATTGGAGTACAATTAAATACAACAACTGCAATAGCTGTTGCTGGAGCATCTGCTGAGGTAGATCCAACTGGAGTAGTATCTAACGTTAGTGTTAATCCTGTATTTGCTGGAGAAAATGTAATTGTAGAATTAACAACACCAGGCACACCTACTGAGTGGGGATCATTAGCTTGGGGACAAGGAGCATGGAATCAAATATCTGGACTTCAAACTTTACAAGGTGATGAATCTATTTCAGGAACAGGTTCCTTAAATTTAACAGGCGTTCAATCTAATACGTCTACTGGAACATTTACAGTAATAGCAGATGCTAATTTAAGTTTAAATACAAATTTATTAAATATTACGGTAGCTTCTATATTAGCAGTAGTAGATGTTAATGTTGAAGTAACCTCTCCAGGTCAATTACCTTGGGGAACTACTTCTTGGGGTTATGGTTCGTGGGGCAATATTGGTGGAATGGATGTTGAACAAGGCGGAGAAGAAGTTGTTGTTCCATCAGTAGAGGTAGATGTAATAGGTAATCAATTAAATACTACAATTGGTACATATTCTATTACAGCGGATGCTAATTTAACTTTAAATACTAACTTATTAACAGTAAGTTTAGGTGACGAAGAAGTTACACCAAATACAATAGTTACATTATCTACAAATCTATTAAATACTGCAGTTGGAACTGCTTCTGGTGAGACTTTATCTATTGTAGATGTAACAGGTGTAAATATGACCACTTCTACAGGTCGTTTATTTGTATCAGCTTGGGCCGTGGTAGATATAGGGGTAACTAATACTTGGACAGTGGTTGACATAGCCGCTTAATGAAACTAAAATTAGATATATTTAAAATTTAAGAGGAATTTTTATGGCATCATCGTTTTCAACGGATTTAAAACTAGAACTTATGGCTACGGGCGAAAACTCGGGTACATGGGGAGATAAAACAAACTCAAATTTAAACCTATTACAGCAAGCTATTGCTGGTTATCAATTAATTACACTTACTTCTACTAACACAACTTTAGTAATGACTGATGCTACAATATCAAATGCTAGAAATGCTGTTATTGAATTTGCAGGAACACTAGCTGCTAACACTACTGTTTTTGTGGATTCTGGAATTGAGAAAACTTACACTTTAAAAAATGGCACATCAGGTGCTTTTACACTTGCTTTAAATCAAGTAGGCGGAGCTTCAGTAATATTTGGAGCAGCTGATAAAACAACTAAACTTGTTTATTTAAATGGAACAGATGCAGTAGATTTAGGAATTGTAAATTTAACAGCACCTCAAACATTAACTAATAAAACTTTAACATCACCTACACTTAATACTGCAACATTATCATTAGGAGCTTCTTTAGATACTAATGGTTTTGATATTGCATTTGATAATGCAACAGGAATAGATGATGATTCAGGTAATCAACAAATTATATTTAACAAAACTGCATCAGCAGTTAACGAAGTAACTCTTGCAAATGCTGCAACAGGAAACAATCCAACTTTTACAGCATCTGGTGATGATACAAATGTTGGTATAAATCTTTCACCAAAAGGAACAGGTGCAGTAACGTTTCTTGGAATGGGTAAAATTGAAGAATTAAAAGAAAAAGTTAACGTCTATACAACAGCAACTACAGGCACTGTGAACTTTAACTTTTTAGATGGAGCTATTGAATATCGTACAGGAACAGCAACGGGTCAATTTACTTTAAATCTAAGAGGTAGTTCTTCTACAACTCTTAATAGTTTAATGTCCGTTGGAGAATCTATGACAGGTGCTTATTTAAATACTAACACTACTTTTTATGTTTCAACTATAACTATAGATGGTTCATCAACAAACGTTACACTTGAATATCAAGGTGGTTCTGCGCCAACTTCAGGTAATGCAGGAATAGATGTTTATTCATTCACTGCAATCAAAACAGCAACAACCCCAGCATATACAATTTTAGCGTCGCAAACTCAATTTAATTAAGGAGATTTTGTAATGCCTATTAACTCAACACGCGGAGCTGGATCAGCAAAAGGATTTGGACTTACATCAGGAAGCGGTAAAATTTTTATTGAATATTTAGTAGTTGCCGGAGGAGCCGGTGGCGGAAGACAAGGTGGCGGTAACCAAGATACTGGTGGAGGTGGTGGAGCCGGTGGATTATTAACAAATTTCCCTGCGCCTGGGCCAGCTGGTCTTTTACTTGAAAAAGGTACATCTTATCCAATAGGAGCAGTTGGAGGAGGAGGAGGTCCACAAGGAGCAGGATCGACTTCTAATTTTTCTAATTTTAGTGCTACTGGAGGAGGACGTGGTGGAGGTAACAATCAACCTGGTGTACCAGGTGGATCAGGTGGTGGAGGTGGAGGTAATCAATCATCTCAAACAGCTGGTGGAACAGGAGTACCGGGAGAAGGAAATCCCGGAGGAGATGGATCACCATCAGGAGGAACAAGAAGAGGCGGCGGAGGTGGTGGAGCAGGAGCAGGAGGTGGGCAAGCAGGAGGCTCTGACGGACCAGGAGGAATTGGTAGACAAGTAGGAGGAATTATAGGATCACCAGCAAATTATTACGCAGGAGGCGGAGGTGGAGGAGGACAAAGCGGTTCATCTGCTCCAGGAGGACAAGGCGGTGGAGCTAACGGAGGAGCAAACAATGGATCACCGGGACTCGGTGGTGGAGGTGGTGGACAAAACGTAAACCAAACTTCAGGATCAGGGGGTAGTGGAGTAGTTATTTTAAGAATACCTGCTTCTAAATATTCAGGAACAACAACAGGTTCTCCAACAGTTACAGATGATGGTGCTTTTAAAGTTTTAACATATACAGGTGTGGGGAGTTATACAGCATAAATATGGCTCATTTTGCAAGAATAATTAATAATATCGTACAAGAGGTGACTGTAGTTCATAATAATGAATTACTAGAAAATGGTATTGAATCTGAGCAAAAAGGCATTAATTTTTTAAAAAAAGAACTACCTAATAAAGAAGGTCAGTGGGTACAATGTTCATATAATACTTATGCAAATACGCATAAATTGGGAGGAACTCCTCTTAGGTATAATTATCCAAGTCCTGGATGGCCTTATTTACCAGAAAAAGATGGGTTTGCAGAACCTAAATTAGAAGATTTTCCATCATTTATTTTTAATGAAGATAAATTAATATGGGAACCACCTATACCTTGCCCAGGAGCACCTTTAGACTACTATTGGAACGAACCTACTCTATCTTGGATACATAATTAATATACCCTATTGATTTTTAGTAAATTTAATATTATTACATTATAATAAATATATTATAAGTATTAAAATTATGAATTTACATGAAGGTTTTTGGTTTTTTGAAAAAGCGTTAAATAAAAAACTTTGCGAAGAAATAATAAAATTTGGAGATTCTAAAGAACCTGTTCAAGCTGGAATAGGAGAAGAAAACGAAGTAAATTTTAATGTTCTAAAAAAAAGAAATTCAAAAGTATCGTGGTTAAATGAACCCTGGATATATAATGAAATTCTTCCTTATATAAAAACAGCCAATACTAATGCTGGATGGAATTTTCAATGGGACTGGTCTGAAAACATTCAATTTACAAAATATGGTAAAAATCAATTTTATGATTGGCACTGTGATTCTTTTACAAAACCTTACGAAAGACCTGAAGATCTTAATTTTCACGGTAAAATAAGAAAGCTGTCAGCAACTGTAAATTTAACTGATCCAAAAGAATATTCAGGTGGAGATTTTCAATTTGATTTTAGAAATTATAATCCTGAAGAAAGAAACAAAAAAAGTATTACAAATGTAAAAAAAGCTAAATCACAAGGAACAATAATAGTTTTTCCTTCCCATGTTTGGCATAGAGTTACTCCTGTTACTAAGGGAAATAGATGCTCTTTAGTTAGTTGGTGTTTAGGATATCCTTTTATTTAAACAAATGAATTTTGAAAAAAAAGGTTTTATTGTAATAAAACAAGCAATAGATAAAGAACTTGCTAATTTTATATATAATTATTTTTTATTAAAAAGAGAAGTAGCTAAGACTATGTTTGATAACAGATATATAAATCCGTTTTCTGATTATTTTGGAACATGGAAGGATGAACAAGTTCCAAATACATATTCTCACTATTCAGATATTGTTATGGAAACATTATTAGAAAAAGTAAAACCTATAATGGAAAAACAAACAAAATTAAAATTAATTCCAACTTATTCTTATGCTAGAATTTATAAAAAAGGTGATGTATTAAATAGACATAAAGATAGATTTAGTTGTGAAGTTTCTACAACTTTAAATTTAGGAGGAGATCCTTGGCCAATATTTATTTCAAATGATGAAGATAAAGGAAAATATATAGAAAATAAGTATATACCATCAAAAGAAAAAGGAATAAAAGTAGATTTAAATCCAGGAGATATGTTAGTATATAAAGGAAATTTATTAGAACATTGGAGAGATGTATTTAAAGGAACGGACTGTGGTCAAGTTTTTTTACATTATAACAATAGTAAAACTAAAGGATCTGAGATAAATATTTATGATGGAAGATTACATCTAGGATTGCCTGTTTTTTTTAAAAACAAAAAATAATATGAAACATCATTGGTACATACACCCTAATTTTTTTTCTAAAAAAGAAATTAAAGAACTTAATAAAATAATAATAGATAACAAAGATGAAAATTGGTTAGATGCACCAAGTGATAGAGCTTCTAAAAAATGCGAAGTAGGGATGTCACAATATGGTTCTTGTAAATCTATATTAAATAAAGCTGTAGAATATATGTATTATGTAAATAACACAGTTTTTGGTTTTAATATTAATAATGTAACTGATTACAATAGAGTATTTTTAAATATTTATGACTCTAAAAATAAATCTCATTATGGATTTCACTATGATGGTGAACCTTTTTCAAATCCTTTTACATCTAAATTAACTTTTTTAATAAATACTTCTGAAGAAAAATATGAAGGTGGTGAATTTATGATTTATTCTTCAGGAGAAGTTGAAATAAAAGAATTTTCAAAACCAGGGGATATTTTAATTTTTCCTTCTTTTTTCTTTCATGCTGTAAAACCTGTTATAAAAGGTATAAGAAAAAGTGTAGCTATGTGGGGATTTGGTCCACATTGGAGATAAACTATACAATATAAACAAAGTTTAAAAATAGTACATTAGGTGCTATAATAGGCATAAATATGCCATTAAAAAAGATACCATTACCTCCAGGCTTTGATAAGAACGATACAGCCTCTCAAGCAGAGGGACGTTGGATTGATGGAGATAATGTACGTTTTCAATATGGATCACCTGAAAAGATAGGTGGTTGGCAGCAAATTAATTCATCTATACTGGTGGGTGCAGCTAGAGATATACATTCTTGGTTTGATTTAACTGGTAGACGTTATGTAGCTATCGGCACGAACAAAGTTTTATATATTCTTTTTGATGAAGTGTTTTACGATATTACACCCTTAGCAACAGCTTTAACAAGTTGTACTTATACATCCACTACAGGATCTGCAACGGTTACAATTAATAAAAATGCACATAATTTACTTGTTGGAGATATAGTTAAGTTTACAAGTGTAACAACACCAGGACCAACTACAACAAGTTTTACAACAGCTAATTTTGAAACTAACTCATTTGAAATTATAACAGTACCAACTGCAAATACATTTACAATTACTATGCCTGTAACAGAAGCAGGAACTGGAGTTACTACAGGAGGAACAATTACTACAAATCCTTATGTTAACATCGGTCCATTAGCCGCGACACTTGGTTATGGATGGGGAGCAGGAACATGGGGACTATCTACTTGGAATACTTCAAGATCAGTTTCTAATACAACTATCGATGCTGGAAGTTGGTCTTTAGATAATTTTGGAGAATTATTAATAGCAACTATTAAAAACGGACAAACTTTTTCATGGGATCCAAATGCTGGAACAGGGGTTGGCACTCGTGCAACTATTATAGCAGGTAATCCTACAGCGACAGTTTTAACAAGGGTATCAGACAGAGATAGACATTTAATTCATTTTGGAACTGAAACAACTATCGGATCATCTGCAACTCAAGATCCAATGTTTATTAGATTTTCAGATCAAGAAGATATTGACATTTATGAACCTACTTCCACAAACACAGCGGGAACATTTAGATTAGACAACGGTAGTAGAATTGTAGCTGCTGTTAAAGGTAAAGATTATATATTAGTTCTTACAGATGAAGCAGCTTATACAATGCAATTTGTAGGAACTCCATTTACATTTAGCATACGTCAAGTTGGATCTAATTGCGGATGTGTTGGTCAGCATGCAGCAGTCTTTGTAGACGGTGCTGTGTATTGGATGGGTGATTCTGGTAATTTCTTTGTATTTGATGGAACAGTTAAAACACTACCTTCTTCAGTTGAAAACTTTGTATTCACTACAACAGGAGATTCTTTAGGACTTAATTTTACAAATGGTGAATTAGTGTTTGCAGGACACAATAGTTTATTTACAGAAATTAACTGGTTCTATCCACAAGAATCCTCAACACAAATAGATAGAGTTGTTACTTATAATTACGAACTTAAAACATGGACTACAGGATCGCTTGCAAGAACAGTATATGAAGACGCTCATGTATTAGAATATCCAAGTGCTACTCAATTTATTTCAACATTAACTCCAAACACTCCAACGGTAAATGGAGTTACTAATGGAGGCAGTTATTTCTTTGCACATGAGGTGGGTGTAAACGAAGTTCTTAATTTAACAAGCACAAATACGACAAGCATTACTATACTT